TTCATCTCCTTTAATTATATTTAAAAAATAAAAAAAATAAGGTTTTACCCTTATGTTGTTGTTATCTCAGCAGTTGCTTCTGTTCTAAGATATTGTGCTGCGAACCTTTGTGTTACAACTAAAAATTCACTATCTCTAGAATAGTCTTTATACCTTTCTATTGTTAATGGCCTTTTTTCAGCAATTATGAAAGCATGTTTTGCATCAATTATGTAAACTAATGTTGCAGTTACATTATTTGATACTAATACTTTCATTCCGAAAATAGTTCCAATTAAACTTCTAGTTGGGTTCATTACACTAGATTTATCAGCTTCAACAAATGTATCGATGTTCCTTAAATCATTTGCTACTTCTGCACCAACTATCATATGTGAAGGATGATAGTTTTTAGCTTCCAAGAACTGCATTGCTTCAGTTATGTCGCTAATTGGTAAAGTTGCATTTGAGTTAGCTACTTCGTTACTTGATGATGATGCTGCGCTATTTAGCTGGGATACAATTAAACTTTCTTCATTGTCTGCAAATTCATATGCTGCTAATTCTGCATGGTATGAAAGTAAGTCAAGAATTCCATCTTCTTGCATCTCTCTAGTTACACCGATTCTTGCACCGTATTTTACTGGAGTTACAGTTAAGTTTTCGAATTTAGTTTGTGTTAAACCAATTTCTGCTCCTTCTCCTGTTCTGTCCACTGCCATAGCAGTATTTGAATCGATTTCTGATTGTAGTGGTAAAACTAAACTTCTTCCAGGTATAGCTGAAGGACCAAAAGTCATTGCTGCTAATCCTCTAAGAATTAAAGTTTTCCTTACTGCACTTAAAACTTTAGGTAATAAAGTTCTAGGTATTAAATAAGAAGTTGTTGCACTTCCTGCTGTGCTTGATGCAAAATCAGCACTGTCTGTTGATAATATTTGTGTTGGCATTTTTCATCATCTCCTTATATATTAAGCTTCCATACGATGTATTTTCCACTTGTGGAACCACCAGTTAGAGCTTTTCCTATTTTATATTTAAAATCGTTGACTAAGCCAACTGCAGTTGTAGTTGATCCATAAGCGTAATCAGCAATACCTACTACACTGTTGCTTGATGCTACGCCTTTTAGAATATCTCCTGCTTCTGTATCTGCTGATACTGGTGCTATGAAAACTCCTTCCATTGCAACATTACCATAACCATCTGCCGGAATATCTTCTGAAGCTACTCCAATGCATGTTTTATATCCTGTTGAATTTGTATCGTTTCCAAATACCTTAATATCTCCACCTGCATAAGCATTTCTTGCTGATGCGGCTGTTCCTGTAAGAACGTCATCATTGCCAGTGGCAAACACTAGATCACCTGCAAATATTGCAGTTGTTCCTGAATCGTTCAACACAGTAATATTTCTTCCTTCATCTGAAAGGAAAAATTGTGTTTGAGCCATTTTATCTCACCCTCTCTCTTATTTCTTTATTGAAATTGGCATACATAGTTTCACTCATGGAAACTAAACCATCTTTTTCAACAAGTTTTTCACTATCTGCTTCTTCTTCATTTTCAACAATTGCTTGTGATCCTGAAGTTTTAGCTAACTTTTGTTCATAAGTTTTCATTAAATCAAGCCTTTCATCAGATTCTTTCATTAAATCTTCTACTTTTAACTCTTTGTTAATAGCACAAATTGATTCAACTAAGTCCCTTTTCTTTGCTTCTTTTAATTCACTTACTTCTTTTTTCAAAGCTTCTACAGCTTCGTTTTCCACTGGTTCTTCTGCCTTTTCTTCTTCTTTAGCAGGTTCTTCAGCTTTTTCTTCTTCTTTTTCTACCTTTGGCTCTTCTTGCGGAGCATCCTCAACTGGAGCTTCGACAGGTACCTCAGGTTGTTTTTCTTCTGACATATTATCAGCCTCCTTGTCTTTGTTTATTTCGTCAGCTCCATTAGAGTCAGACTCCTTCTTTTCAAACGATTCAGCAATAGCATAATCTATAGTAGCATTCTTTACTCCTTGAAATGCAACTAATCCTATTCCATCAATAGATAAACCTTCCACATGATATTTTCCTTCTTTTCTTATAACTTTCTTAGCAGAAGCGTGAATAGACGGACCTAAAAATCCATCTTTTACAGATTCAATAACATCTGGATGAGTTGAAGTATTTCTTATTTTTCCTTCATGTCTAAGAACTCCCTCTTCCATAAATACTTTTCCAGCTCCTACTACGTGTGACTCTGGAAAGTCAGGATGCCCAAATAACCATTTAAATTCTTTTTGGTCATTCTCATTTAAATTTTCTTTTGAATATACATTATTATTCCTAGATGTTCCTTCTGTTAAAGCAACACCACCCATCTGAACCCATTTACCTTCTTTGCTTTCTATAACTTTAAATTCTGGTGTAAATTCAAATATAACATTTTCTCTTATGTCTTCCATTTTAATTATCTAACCTCGCAAATTGTAAATCTTCATTAACACATTCTAATTCACCATTAACTTCACTACAATAAAACTTTAGCACCGCCGAATAATTGTATTTTTCCGCCACCTATTAATGCCATTTTATACTCCTTCCAAAATTCTTACATTAGCAGTAGATTCAGCAATTATTGCATAAAGCACAACTTCTTCTCCAATATCCAATGATATTTGAGCTGCTGCTTGTAATGGGAATCCTGTAGTTATTGTTACATCAGAACCACCAATATATATTGTTGCTGTTCCATTGTTGTAAACTGCAATAGAATTCCTTCCTGCAACTGCTGTTGCTGGTAAAGCCGTAGCAGTAGTTGTAACAGTTACAGCACTTTGTTTAATTTTAGATCTTATTATTTCAGCCATATTCTTCACCTATAATATTTTATGATTTACTTTGTTCTTTTTAAAATAATGTATTGTTACTGACACTTGGGTCATATATGTCAGTAATTCTTCTTAATACTACTCTTAATCTTATCACCAGAACCATTTAATACTGGATTCAAGTTAATCAGTGTTGCAGGTCTAACCACGTCTTCCTTTGTTGAATGCTTGTTAAAATTAGGTCTCGCCCTACTCAGCAGAGTAGTTGGAGTCATATCTTGAAATGTTTTAGGATCTCTACCTGTTGATGTATTAGGACAGATAAAGTCACTATTGTCATATCTGTCATTAACACTATGTCTTTGCCCACAAACAGGACAACTTATTAACATTTTGTCCCACACTCATAAATTAATTCATATGGTGGCTTAAATTTCTCTTCTTTAGCTGAAGGTTTGTGTTCTCCTATTTTTTGACCATCTGGACCTACAATTTCCATGATTATCTCCTTCCCAGGTGCTTTTCCGAGTATTGCTATTGCTTTTGCCATTATTTCTTCTTTTCTTCTCTATCTTTCTTAACTACCCTTTTACCATTGGTTTTTGGGTTCTTAGTTGTTTTAGTAGGATCATTAGGTTTATCTTTAACTTTATCTGAACTATTCTTTGCTTGACTAGGTCTTGGCCCATCTTCTCCAGGCGCGCCTTGATTAGCGCCCATAGCATCAGCCATTTTAGCTGCTTGTTCAACTGGATCAGGTAATTCTTCTTCGTACTTAGGAGGCATTAAATCATTTGCTTTTTGTGGACTAATGATTCCATCTGTTACAAGTCCTCGTAAAATGTCTACATCAACTTCCCAATCTCTTTCATCAGTTTTTTCCCAAATTAATCTTGTTTCTTCTTCTCCTAGTCCATTAGGTAATAATATATTATCTTTAAACTCATTTGCCACTTCTCTTTGAATTGTTTTAATTCTTCTACCAAATCCTCTAATTCCGACATCAGCATCAGATTGGTCTGATTTTTCTGTTAAACCAAGTAAAACTGGAGGCACTTGTCCTCCTGTAATAATTTGTTGTTCAATATGATTAATTGGCGTTTCAATATCCATCCCTTTACTATTAAAGTCTAATACTTTCAAATCTACTAGATGGGATACAGTTAATTCTGATTCAGCTTGTAAATCTTTTAAGGTGTTAGAAATGTTTGTTACTGCAGTATCATTAGCAGGGAACTGGTCATTTCCAACAGTTGCTACAATTAAAGGTGCGACGTACTTAAAAATAACTTTATTTAAGTTTTCTTCCATATCCAATTTAGAAGTTAAACAGGGTATTAGTGGTTTAATTAAGGACATTCCATATTTGTCGGCACCAAGAACATTATGTTTGAAATGAGCTATTTGATTGTCTAAAGGTATCTTTTTAATGAATTTTAGATCCT